ATGGTTATCAGGAGCAGTTAAATGATAAGTAAGATGATTGAAGGGATTGTAAGACAGATAAGGCAGTCCTACGGTGAAGAAAAATATGAGATATATACAGAAGCAGTGAAACAGAGCCTAAAAGAGCCTTGTTTTTCTGTTTTGTGCTTAAATCCTTCCTTAAGACGTAAACTTGGACCACGATTTCTAAAGACAGTTCCATTTATTATCAGGTATTGGCCTAAGAGTGATAATTGTCATGGTGAAGGAATGGAAGTGCTGGAAGAATTACAGTACTTGTTAAAGGATATTGAGGTTGATGGATTTAAGCTTCATTCAGCAGAAATGACAGGTCAGATGGTTGACGGTGTTTTACAGTTTCAGGTAACTTATGAAACATTTGTTATGGAGAAACAGGAAGACAAGGATAAGTTTGAAAGTTATGAAATAAGAACAGGTGTAGGAGGTTTAACAGATGGAAGCAAAGAATAAGGCATCTGTAAAATACGGAAAAAGCGAATTGATGAAGTCAAAAAGGTTTTTACAGGACAGGGATATTTTAAACGCTCTGTTGAATGATGAAGATGAATATTCCGTTGAAGAAGCAGATGATATTTTGAAAAAATGGAAGAAAGGAAAGGTAAACTAAATGGCATTAGGAGGTGGAACATTTACAGCACAGAATAAGGTTCTTCCGGGAACTTATGTAAATGTTATTAGTAGAAATTCAATTAAGAACAATACGGAAAGTGGCGTGGTTGCCATGCCAATATGTTTGGACTGGGGACCTGATGATAAGATTTTTGAAGTGACTGCTGATGAATTTGAAAAGGTTGCATTGGAAGTTTTCGGAAGAAGTCCATATGATGGAAATCTTATTAATGTTAGGGAAGTGTTTAAACATGCAAGTAAAGGTTTGTTTTTTAAGATTAACAATAATGGAACAAAGGCAGGTTGTAAGTATGCAGATGCCAAGTGTAAGGGCTCAAGAGGAAATTCAATAAAGATTGTTATCAAGAAAAACATTGATCAGACAGAAAAGTATGACGTGTCAACCTATATGGATACAACATTAGTTGACATTCAGACAGTAGCAAATTCAGGTGAATTAAAAGACAATGCATTTATTGAATGGAAGGAATCATTTGAACTTGAAGAAACTGCCGGAACATTCTTAACAGGAGGTACAGGTGGAATTAATGATAAGCCAACAAATGAGGCTCATATAATGTTTATGCAGTTATTGGAGAATTACGCTTTTAATGTGGTTGTGGTAATGGAAACAGACACAAAATTACAGGAAGTATACAAGTCCTGGACAATAAGAATGCGTGATGAAATGGGTATTAAGTTTCAGACTGTAATGTATAATTGTGAAGCTGATTATGAGGGAATCATTAATGTTATGAACACAAAGGATGTTGTTCCCTGGGTTGCAGGAGCAGAAGCAGCCTGTGGTGTCAATAA